ACATCCAAAAACTTATCCCCGTTAGTCATCTTTCTAGTCAAGAGTCCCTTTACATTTTCCCCAATAATAAACTTGGGTTGAATAAGTCGAGTAGCGCGCACAAACTGATTGAAGAGTTGTCCTCTTGGATCATCTGGGTCTTTTTTACCACCTTGTGAAAAACTTTGACATGGAAACCCGGCAAAGAGTGTATCAACTTTGTCATGCAGTTCCATAAACTTTTCATCTGGTATTTTGCGAATGTCACTTCCCAAAAGTACACTGTCACTGAAATTTAACTCATGACTTTCTTGAAAAGTTTTGATAAGTTCAGAATACCATCTGACTGAAAATCCCGCATTTGTCATTCCGAGAGTATCACCACCGCATCCGGAAAAGAGAGAGCATGCAGAAACCATTTCTTTTCTTGTTTTATTAAATATAGTTTCTATTCTTTATTTCATTCTTTTCAAATCATTTGCAGAAAATAAAGGTTGTTGATTATATTTATTATTAATACGTGTTCTTGGAACATTAATAATTTTTCCATTATTAGCTCGTAATAGACTGGTACCTCTTTGATTAGCAAGTAAAATACCTGTTTTATTACCACCGCCTGTATTATATGATACAATGGGTGGGTTTTGTTTCTTTTTATAATACATGAATCCACCTAAAAGAGCTAACGGAAGTGCCATTTATATTATATAGAGATTATATTTTATAGTAAGTAAATGGATGTTTATACAGATGGAAGTTGTCTTGGAAATCCTGGACCAGGTGGATGGGCCGCCATTGGCCCAGATTTTGAACTTTGTGGAGGTCTTGCTCATACTACAAATAACGCAATGGAACTCACTGCTGCATTAAGATGTCTTGAGCATACTGGAACGCAAAAGGTTACTATTTATACTGATAGTTGTTATCTAAAGAATGGTATTACCAAGTGGATACTAAACTGGAAAAAAAATGGTTGGAAAACCGCGGGTGGTCAGCCAGTCAAGAACCGCGAACTCTGGATTCAGATTGATGATCTAAATGGTCCTCATGTTTCATGGCAATGGGTCAAGGCTCACAATGGTCATCCATTTAATGAAGCTGCGGATAGACTTGCATATTCAACCGCCATGACATTTAGTTCTTCATCTCCAAAAACTATTGAGCGAATGTCAATAAGCAGATAAACAAATGGGTATCAGTGTTTGTAAGAAAGAAGAAATGACTGAAACTATTCAAAAGATCTCCCACCTTGAGCACATTCTCAAACGCCCCGATTCGTATGTTGGCCCAACTGCTAACACGAGTGAAAACTACTGGGTACTTGATGAATCAAAAAATAAATTTATACAAAAAAATATAATGTATTCGCCAGCTCTTTTAAAAATATTTGATGAAATTTTAGTTAATGCAATTGATAGAAATTCAATGTTCCCAAATCTTGTCAAGAATATCAATATAGTTGTTGACAAGGAAACTGGTTCAATTTCCATTGGAAATAATGGTCCGCTTGGTGGTATATCTGTTGTCAAACATGAAACTGAAAACATATGGAATCCAGAGTTGACATTTGGACATCTTCTCACAAGTACCAACTATGATGATACACAAGATCGTATTGTTGGAGGTAGAAATGGGTACGGTGCTAAACTTGCCAATATATATTCAAGTCTATTTACAGTTGAAATCCTTGACTCTGAAAATAAAGTCAAGTACACACAGTCTTGGACAAACAACATGTCAAAGCCGGGTGTACCAGTTATAAAAAAACATTCGTGCTCGGTATCATCTGTCTGTATAACATTTATACCAGACTGGGTCCGTTTTGGTATGACGGGTCTCAATGATGACTTTTTTAAAATTATTGAAAAAAGAGTCTATGATGCAGTCGTCTGTACAAGTTCAAATTGTAAAATTTTATTCCAAGGAAATCGTCTTGGACAGATGACTACAGAAGAATATGCCAAGATGTATTTACCAGATGATGTTCAAGTTGCGAGTATTAACACTGATAGATGGTCTATTACTATTGCTCCAAGTGATGGATTTCAGCAAGTTTCTTTTGTCAATGGAGTCTGTACAACCAAAGGAGGAACTCACGTTGATCATGTTGTTAGCATAGTGACGAGTAGTATCATTGAAGAGTTGGTGTCTAAAAAACTTCAATTGAAGCCTCAAAATGTAAAAAATACAATGTTTGTCATGGTTCGTTCAACTCTGGTAAATCCTACATTTGGTAGCCAGGTTAAATCAGAGTGTACACTAAAGGTGCATGATTTTGGAAGTCGCTTTGAAGCGACTCCAAAGTTTATAAAAAATGTTTTAAAGTCTGGAATACAAGATGAGGTTCTTGCAATTGCTAAATTCAAGGAGCTCAAGGAACTCAAAAAGACTGATGGATCCAGAAAGTCTAAGATTACGGGTATTCCAAAACTTGATGATGCCAATTTTGCAGGAACTTCTAAATCTGAAAAGTGTATATTGATTGTAACAGAAGGAGACTCTGCCAAAACTCTAGCTGTATCAGGTCTTTCAGTTGTTGGGAGGGATCTATATGGTGTTTTTCCGCTCAGAGGTAAATGTAAGAATGTCAGAGATGCCAGTGTTAAGCAGTTGCTAGCGAATCAGGAATTTAATGATCTCAAAAAGATTTTAGGTCTTCAGCAAGGCAAAGAGTATACGTCTGTCAGTGAACTCAGATATGGAAAGTTAATGATTATGACAGACGCTGATAATGACGGAAGTCATATCAAAGGTCTTATTCTCAATATGATTCATTATTTTTGGCCAAGTCTACTAAAGTTGGACTTTGTAGTCAGTATGGTTACTCCTATCATCAAGGCAACAAAGGGATCTGAAACATATTCATTTTATACAGATTCTGCATTTAGAGTCTGGCATGACAAGGAACCTAAGACTGGCTGGAAGATTAAATATTACAAGGGACTCGGAACATCCACGTCTGTAGAAGCTCGTGAGTATTTTAAAAATATTAAACAGTTGACAGTTTCTTTTCAGACGGATGAGAATTCAAAAGATGCCATAGTTCTTGCGTTTGACAAGACAAAGGCTGATGATAGAAAACAGTGGCTCCTTGATAGTTCTGAAAAGAATGCATCTGATCTTGAAGTTAACTATGGATCTATTTCTGGTTTACAGATTTCAGAGTTTATTCACAAAGACTTGATCAATTTTAGTCTTGCAGATCTTAGAAGATCTGTTGCTCATATGTGCGATGGACTCAAACCTTCTCAACGCAAGGTTCTATATGCATGTTTTGAAAAAGGTCTCACGAAAGAAGAGATGAAGGTATCCCAACTGGCTTCATATGTATCTGAAAAAACTTCGTACCATCATGGAGAAGTTTCACTCGCTGAAACAATTGTAAAGTTGGCACATGATTTCACGGGTTCAAATAATATACACTTACTCGAACCATGTGGTCAATTTGGAACTCGTTTGATGGGTGGAAAGGATGCAAGTCAGACAAGATACATATTCACAAAGTTGACCCCAGATGCTAGAAAACTTTTTGATCCAAGGGATGATCCTATACTTTTACATATGAATGATGAAGGTAAACAGATTGAACCAGAGTTTTTTGTTCCAGTCTTACCAACAGTCTTGATAAACGGAACCGAGGGTATTGGAACTGGATTTAGCTGTTATGTTCCACCATTCAACCCAGATGATATAAAAAATAATATAAAAAACTTTCTCAAAGGTCTTCCACTTGTAAAGATGAATCCATGGTTTAGAGGATTCAAAGGGACGATGAATATAGATGATAAATATTCATGGATCGCACTTGGGCTGTATACGTTGAGCGGAACAACAGTTACAATTACAGAACTTCCTCCGGGTAGATGGATTCAAGATTACAAAGAATATCTGGATGAACTTTTTGAAAAAAAGGTTATTTCTGGGTATAAGAATAATTCAACTACAAATGATGTCTACTTTGAGATTTATGATTATCAGGGTCATGATCTTATCAAGGATCTCAAGTTAAGTAAGACAATTCGAACGAGTAATATGCATTTGTTTCATCCATTGAGTGGCATAAAAAAATATTTATCCGCCGAGGAAATACTTGTAGATTTTATTGAGATTCGTGTCAAATATTACAATATGCGAAAGCAGAATATGATTGAAGAGTTGACTAAAAAAGCTCAGGTTCTTAGCAACAAGGCAAAGTTTGTGCGTCAAGTTGTTGATGGTGATCTTATCATCTTCAAGAGAAAAAAGAGTTCTTTGGAAGATGAACTTGTCAGAAAGTTTGGTGCGTTTGATTATTTATTAGACATTAAAACGTATCAGTATACGGAAGAGGCTATTTTAAAACTTACAAAAGAGTCTGTACAGGCAACTGAAGAACTGGAAACTCTTAGAGATACTCAGATACTTAACATGTGGAAAGTTGATATTAAAAATATGGTACAATAGTAATAATAATGGAGCCGATTTCTATACTTGGAAAGGCTGGAACCGGGGCGATTCTTTCCCTGGATGCAATTGGTCTACAAGATACATATCTAATAAATAATTCTACAAGTAATAATATTAGCAATATAACAGATTCATTTTATCAATTTAAAAATATTAAACATACTCATTTTACAAAATACTCTGCGAGTATTCAACTTAATAATGATGGATCAACAAATTGGCCCTTTAACCAGGTTATTTCATTCAATCTTAGACCCAAAGAAATGGGAGATATAATCAATAATATGTATCTCAAATGTACATTACCATCTTTAGCAGGTGTACCAGGAAATCCACAATATTGTAATGATGTTGGTATAGCAATGATTAATCAGATTCAGATTGCACTTGATGACACTATTCTTGAAATAATAAAAACTGACTGGAATCTTATATACTCGGAACTTTATTACACAAAAGAAGAAAAAGCCTCTTTTAATGTTATAACAAATGTTGATAGTATAAATGGTGGAAACTTATACATACCTTTACATTTCTTCTTTTCGAGAAAACATTCATCATCTTTTACAGATAGTCACGTTTTACACGAAAACTTTTATTTTAAACCCGGGTTCCTAACATGTGCAGCATATAAACATCGTAATTTAATTGTTACTATAACATTTAATCCAATTACATTTTTTAGTTCATCTAATGCCATTACAATGAATAGTATGTATCTTGTAACTGATGAAATTATACTTGGATCAGCTGAAAGACAGTATCTTCAAAATAATATTCAAAAAAATTTAGTAGGATTTACCCGTAATGATTCGGTATACCCAGTTTTACAATCACCTTTTGTAGCAAATCTTACACCTAATACATCAGTAAAGATATTACATTGGTTTATACGAAATGTAGCCTATGAAAATCAGTCTGATCCGACTTATTATAATAACAGATTCAATTTTTCTGGTCAAGATTATAGTTTACCATTTTCTAGGACAAATACATTATCACAACAAGAAACAAATAATCCAGTTATTTCAGAAACTGTATTTTATTTTAATGGCATTGAAACAACTGGTCTTGCTCAGCCAGTTACAGTTGTAAATCGAAGAGACGGATCGTATTATTTCAAATTTATTCAACCATTAAATCATTCTTTATCTATACCATCTAGAAATATTTATACATATTCATTTTGTTTAAACCCAGTTGATTCTCAGCCATCTGGATCGATAGATTTTAGTCAAATGGATTCTAGGTCAACATTTATCAACTGTTCTCTTTATTCACCAACTGGTATTCCATCCAGAACCACATCATATAATATGTATACATTTTATACAGGATACAATACAATTACTTACAAGAACGGACTTGTTTCACTAGACTCTGTGTGGTAATATAATCAATAATATCATGTTGGATACACCATTTTATAAAGTTTAATTGTGCAACAGTTGTCTGGATTTTTATACCATTTGTATTTGGAATTTCGTATTCAAACTTTTCAGTTCTACAAAATGGATCAAAAAGTTTTTTACTGTATCCATCAAGACTTGACTTGTATGCACAGTGTACTATAAATGTTTTTCCGTCAGTTGACTTGTATGATAAGTTTTTCTTTTTTGAATAATCAGTTATAAACCATTCTAGGTTCCTTAAAGAAACTCCTTTACGTTTTTCAAGTATATCATATAAATACATTGAATTTTTTTCATTTATATAAAAATTTTTAATAGATTCTAATAATATATCTGAACGACTCATGGTTCTACATTTTTAGAGTTATAAATCTATAAGTAAGTTCTGGCTTGATCCTCTTGATTTTTCACATGCAGGACATCCTGCTAAGAATAAACATTCTTTCATTGTGTGACCAATATGTGGATTTTTATCAACAACTGCATTTGTCATGATTGGTTTTTTCTTTTCTTTTTTCTGATCTTGATGTCTCATGCAATATCCCCCATGCTTTCCATTTGTTTTACATTGAGTCATTTTAGCTGTTATTCCAAGACACTGTCCAGCTTTTTTAGAAACTTCTTCTTGCTGTTCGGCATCAACACCTATATCTTGAAGTAATAATTTCAAAGAAATATCATGTCTCTTTGAAATTACATGTGCGTACTTCATCAATTGTTTTTTTACCTCATCATCTACAATAGCTTGAAGCTTTTCAAGAAGAGTTGACATTTAATCTTTTATTATATAATGTTTAATTTTTTTAAACTCTTTTCTTCCTCGCAAACATATCAGAGATAGATGGTTGTTTTGGATCTTTCTTTGTAGATGCCCTTTGTTTCTTGGGTATCAAGTCTTCAAATACCCGATCCTTTTCAACAATTGGTTCAAGTAAGTCACATACAGGGTTCATAAATTTATTTGTAAAATAGTACTTATAATCAAGAGGAATCTTATGTGTAAGTACCCAATTTGGATCTTCAGACTTTTCAAATTGCCTTGCACCTGGATCACCTGTATCAATGAGTACAAACTGGACACGATCCCCAGATTGTGGTTCGGACCCGGGTTCTCTTTCTCTCATTTTTCTAACAACAGAAACATGAGGTAAATTTATATGATCGATATCACAACTGTTTGTTGCAATTCTTTCCTTTGTTTTATTACCCTTTTCATCTTCAAATCTACCTGTATATGTATCTGCCAGCTTTTGAGACAAGATCAGTTTATCATTTGGAACTCTTCCATCAAGTAATTCAACTGCCCGACGTCTAGCAAGTGTAATGGCTCCTTCGGGATTATTACTTTCTAAGATTACATCCAAAAGTTCTTTGCAAACTTCTCTGACAAAGAGTGTATTGTCTCTCCGGACAACTTGTAGACCCTTGACATCAATATAATTCATCTTCATCTGATTCGTTTTGTTATCCTTTGTCCACAGTTTAGCCGCGTACCTCTTTTTGGAATACAGAAAATAGGGGCAATATACCTTTTCAAGTTCTAAATTGTTTGGTTTTTTGAATAGGGCCGAACACTGCTGAGCAGCTTCTTCACCAAGTTTCCAAGAGTACTCAATTGCTTCAGTTCCTGTACGTCCCTGTGTATCAAACTCTACCATGACCGAATCAGTGTCACCGTACCTAACCTTGGCCCCTGGAAAATGTTCTTCGACATAATTCTTTGTCTCTTCAATCATACTGCGACCCTTGCAAGTAACTGTACTAGCAATCGGAACACATGGAAGGATACCCTTTCCAGCCCCAGTGAATCCATATACTGAATTCATTGAAACCTTATAGGCCAACTGTTTACCATCATACACCTTTTTCATCATGGGGGACGATGCATTTGCCATGTCCTTCTTGGCCTGTTTACGAAACGCTTTGAGTTCCAAAAGAACAGCGGGCAAGAGACTTGGAACATCTTGGGCAAATGTATACGTCTTGTCCCCAACTGTAAATGATTCATAAGTGATTCCAGGTAATTTATCATACTTTGGATCCATAACAAGTGTTGAATAACACAAGTTGTGTGCAATCATAATGGATGGATACAGTCCTTCAAAATCAAGGGCTGTTATGGGTGTATAATAGGCCCCAGTCTGTGCAGAAAGAACAGTCGCCCCTTCATATGCATCAGACTGAACTTTTCCATACTGAATAGTTGGAACCATAAAACCAAGTTCGCGAGCTTTTCGAGTCATCTGACTAAACACTTTGATTTGCTGCCCTCTTTCAGATAGATAACATGCTGGAACCCATGTTGCTTTGGCCATCTCAATCAAGTTTGTAAATGTACAGAGTTTATCCATGAGTTGATGAGGAAGAGTTGTATCTTTGACACAGTATTCTGCAACTTCACTCAACTTGTCTGGATCTTCTTCACGAAAACGTTTAAACATTTCCTTGGGACTCATGTCAATCTTTTGATCTCCCAAAAATGTTTTTGAAACAAAGTTGAGTGAATAAGAATCGAGTTTTTGTTCTCTCTTGACCTCATGAAACAAGTCAAAAATAAATCTACCAGACATTGGTAAAAGTTTTAGGGTATTATCACCAAGTGCACTTGATGATAACTTTTTATATACCATGGTACAGTGTTGATCCTTGAGTTTACCCAGTTTGTAAAACTCTTCAGAACAATCAACTAAAAGAGCCCTTTTAAAAATATACTCTAAATCAAACCCAAAGATATTCCACCCGGTCATGACATCGATATCGTGTTTGATAATGTAATCATGAAATCCCATTAACAGTTCCTTTTCCGTATCAAAACTAATAATGGTACAGTCATCACGCGGACTAGTCTTTTTGTAGCACAGACAAGTCTTATCAAAAAGTTCAGTTTGACCCTGGTACTTGAGTGTAATTGCAATTTGAAAGCATGCATCACCTTCAATGTCAGGATCAGGAAACTTTCCAGTAGAACTATTTGTTTCAATATCAAATGATGAAATGATAAATGGAGCAATGTCATCACGGGCAACTGGTTTTAGATCAGTCCAGTCATTACAGAATAAATCAATATTAGTCTTGGCGAGATGAGATCTAACACACTTTGAACCTGTATCAATCCAGCCAGTTGACTGGATACCAGAACGGTGCATCAAACGAAGCATTGGTTCTATATTCGATTCATAAATCTTGACTGCATATGTTTCACCTTTTAATGGGTATTTCAACTTTCCACTACACATTTTCATATCAGCCAATGTTGAAAAGTTTAGTTTCATAAATGGAAACTTTTCATTATTTTGAAATCCCCAGAGATCCTTGGATGTTGTTTTACTAAAACTTTTTACCGCAGGACACGTTTTTTTAATTTTGTCATATAAAATTTGAACACCTCCGTCGTTTATATTTTTTTGAAGTTTTATGAAAAAGTATGGACTGAATGATGTTGAAACACATACAGAACTACCATCTTCTGTTCTGCCAAAGATGTTGATAATATGGTCAGTACCTTTTTTGATCATGTCTTCACCTTCGCCAATTTCTTCGAAAAAATCATTTGCTTCCCACGTTAATGCAGCAAATACAACCATTAGGTACTTCTTCTTTACTAACCAGCGTCTTATACTTTTAATATATTTCTATAGTAATATAAATGACAGGTGCACTTGTTGAATTAGTTGCAAAGGGTGTTCAGGACGCATATCTAACAGGAAAGCCAGAAGTGTCATTTTTTCATCAGCAGTATAAACGTTATACAAATTTTGCACAAAAACCAGTACAGGTTAATTATGCAGGAACAGCTGGTCCATCTCAACAGCTTTCATTAAAAATACTCAACAAGGGTGATCTCCTTGGGTACATATGGATGGATATGAATCCAACTTATATAAATGGAAGTACTACTACATTATCAAATATTCAAGATACAATTTTTGAGTTGTATATCGGTGGTCAGCTTATCGATCGTCAAGATGGGTTTTATATGACTCAACTTTGGCAAAAGTTTTTGGCCGATTCATCTGCCAAAGGATTCGGACTGAATACAACGGGATATGAGATTTACAGTGGTGGAGCTCTTTCTGAACCCGGTACTCTTATCACGACAGCTGCCGGTACATTTACACCTGGTGCATTTACAGGTATTCCTTTTAGTATTAATAGTTCCACTGGTACCCCTGTAACTTCTTCTGTTACTACCGGTGTTGTTGCAGCCACGGCTGTTGCTGGCTTTACTTTTACTAGCACTCTTTCAACTACTCCAGCTATAACTGGTATAAGTACAACCAGTGCAGCTGGTAATATGACACTGGCTACACTTGCTTTAAATGGTACATTTTCTGGTGGATCTATTGCACCTGTTTTAACTATGAGTTCAGCTGGTAATTCAGGTACGGTTGCGGGTGCTAGTATTACAAATGCTACCGGAACTTATAATGTTCTAGCTGGTACTATACTAACAGGTTCTTTTAGTGGTACATCCACGGGTACAAACGCGGGTACTTTTACAAATGGCACTTTTACTGGAGGTACTTTTGCATTTTCAGGAGGTAATCTTACTATTACCAATCCTACATTTAATGCTACTGTTTCAACTGTGGTATTAGCATGTACTCTAACTGGAACTATTATCATTCCAGGTACTGTTTCAGGTGCCACATTCACGTATACAACCGGGGCAATAAGTGGAACTGGATCTATTTCTTATACAACAGGAACTATTCTTCAGAGTACCCTTGTATTTTCTACCCTTGTATGCCCCGTTCTAAATGCCACATCTGTTAGTATTGTTGGTTTTACAGGTGGATCTAGTACAAGTACAACTGTTACTCCTACAGCCGGTGTTGTAGCAAGTGGTGCAATTACTACGGGTGGTACTCTTACTACCAGTACTTATGCAAGCGGTGTGCTTGGAATTACTAATATTAGTATGTTAATTGGTACTACTACCGTGAGTGGAAAAGTCAGTGGAACACCTGTCAGTGCTACTATTACTTCTGGTGTTTTTGCGGGTCTCACTGTTACGTCTGGTACTACATTTAGTCTCACAGGTGGAGGATCTAGTACATCTATTACAACTATTACAGTTGCTGGTGTTTTTATTCCAACAAGTTCTATTACTAATATTCAAAATACAGGTACAGTAACAAATCTGCTTGCTTCTACATGGGTTCCACTTCACTTTTTCTTTTGTGATGCATGTTATCTTCCTCTGGTTGCGCTTCAGTACCACGAAGTTGAAGTACGAGTAACATTTGGAAATGGGTTTAATCCCGTAGCACAGCCAAACTTTTATGCAAACTATATAGTTCTAGATACAGATGAACGTACAGTGATCGTAGACAAGGAAGTTGATCTTCTTATCGAACAGGTTCAGCGTATAACTGCTATTTCAAGTTCTAAAATTGATTTAAGTTTTTTAAATCATCCTGTAAAATGTCTAATGTGGGGTAATAGTGCAATTGATGTTCCATATAATACCACTGTTCCATTTACTACACAAGGTGTTCAAATATATCTGAATGGAACTGAACTCTTTTCAACTGCTATGCCAGATGTTTATTTTGGATTTGTTCAAAATTATTATCATTCAGAATTTGGATCATCAATAATGGGCGGTCAAACTGATACAGTGGCAAATGTAACTTCTGGATTCAACTTGAAAATGTTTTCATTTGCACTCAAGGCTAATAAACATCAACCATGTGGAACATGTAACTTCAGTCGTCTTGATACATCAAGTCTTACGTTTACTGCAGCGGGTGCACCTACGAATCTTTACTTGTATGCAGTCAATTTTAACATTCTTCGTATTAAAAGTGGAATGGCAGGACTTGCATTCAGTAGCTAATAAATAATATTCATGAAATATAAATGAAGACTATAATAATCATTGTTTTACTTTTACTTTTAGTTTTCATTGTATTTTTTTCTACAAATAAACCATCAAAAACAATAATAAAAGAAAATGTAGTACCAAGATATAAACCCGTTTATATTGATCCACCGACTTCATATTTTAATGAACCTATTTTATATAGTGAATGGGATCAAGAAATATCTTCTTCTTTATAGATAAATGAAAGTTGTAGTTATTATTATTTTACTTGCAATTATCGCCGCAATTTTATTTTTTAAACTACCTTCTATGATGAGCACTGATAACTATGAAAATCAAGATATTCCAGTAACGTGGAATCTTGATTGGGAAGGTGGACCAGGCTATGACCAGGCTAGTATCTTATCAGAAATGGGGCCATATAATCCCGGGGGACATGAGATTAGGGACAGGTACTAATAAATTGTTTACAAATGTTTTCTACACACAGCTCTATAACTATCAACATCACCGACTAACTCCTGCTTTGAACTTTTTACAGTTCTCTTTGTAAATGGCCCTTGTGTTCCATCCAGGCATTCCATACACATTGCACTAAGTTTAGTGACTGTATCAGCAAGCGGGATCATGAAAAGAAGTTCTCCAAATACTTGTTGTTGATAATCCCCATCCAGTCCAGCTAGAATCACGTGCTTCTTGTCATCCATTGCGCGCTCCACAAAAAACCTTAAATTACTAAAAAACTGAGCTTCATCAACTGCAATAACTTTTGCATTTTTGTACAACTGACTTGTAGACACTTCGAATAGATTATTAGTTTTGATACATTCGAATGTTGCCTTGTCATGTGTCTGAATAACGCTCTCTTCGTTTCTTGTATCAGTTTTTGAATTTATAACCAAAACTGAATCACCTATACAATTATGCCGTTTAATCCGTCTAATCAATTCAGATGTTTTACCTGAAAACATATTGCCCATGATAATTTCAAGTCTACCACACATGTTTCTTCTTCTTTCTATTCAGAGGAACTCAAACGTTTAACTAAAATTTCAACAGTTCCATCCACCTTGGTCTCTTTGGTCTTGATTTCAGTAGTATATGGATTTGATGGGTACTTTCGTAAAATATTTTCAAAATAAAACTTCATAACATCAGACTCTGATCCAGAAATCATATAACATATATCACGTGGATACTGCTCCCATGCAATAATCTTGATACGATCTTGCAACTCGGGGCTTGCTTGATAGAATTCACGGGGAATATGACTCGGTGGTGGTGGTAATGGTAATGGTAGAGGCATCAGCGAATTGATACGTTTATTCAACATCCTGACCGCCTTGGGAAGTTTATGTTCCTTACCCCATACCTCAATGATACTGCGTTTAAAATCATACCAGATGTAATCACAACCAGACAGTTCAGTCATGCGCTTGAGATGGCATCCTTCACGACCAATGAAAATCTCTGGTTTGATGTTTGATGGGAGAGAAATCTCAGTGTAGTGCGCATTCGGTGGATCATATTCAGGCATTTTGCTTCTTCTTTTATTAATAGTTTGTTTCTTTCTTAAGTATATTTTAGACTTGTTTTTTTTCTTATATAATATAAATGCGGTTTTTTAGTAAAAGCTCAGGACCTACTCACATGGTACGCTCCAGGGCAAATGCAACTACTCACATGGTACGCGATAGGGCAAATGCAACTAATATGAATAATACTGCAGATAACAGAGCCGCGAGGAAAAGACATCAAAATAGTGGTAATTTTGTTAGTAATAATACAAGAATGGGTATTATGATGCGTAATAATAATAGAAGCAACAATGTTAAATTTGCAACGAAACTATACAATAAGTATTTGGAAAATGGATCAAAAAGTTTTGTTAGTAATAATACAAGATCGAGTCTTATGATGGGTAATAGAAGCAACAATATAAAAATTGCAAAGAGACTACACAACAAGATGTTGGAAAATACTAGGAAAATTAACAAACATAATTTACAAGTTGTTAAAAAAATAAACAACTCCAATAACTCTGCCATGCGAAAGATAGAACATGAAATTGTTCGTGGTGTAGAAAACCAAGCTGGACAAGCCCGTCATCATCGTGGCATAGAAAACCAAGCCCATCAAGCCCCCCGTCATCATGGCGGTAGCCGTATAAAGATGATAAAAAACATGTTGTTTTCAAAAAAGTAATAAAAATGTATATAGTAACACATGAGTGACGATACACAAACTAGGAAAAAAAAAACTCCTAGAATTTGGCACTTACAACATGAAAAAATTTTAAAAGAATGGGGAGAATCATCGTCTTGTTATCGTCACATGCACTATAGAGCATATCAAATTAATAAATCATGGAGTATGGGTTTTACTTTACCTGTTATTATAATAAGTACAATAACTGGAACTGCAAACTTTGCCCAGAAAACTTTTCCAGAATCCGTTGCCACATTTGTTCCATCTATTATAGGTGCTTTCAATTTATTTGCAGCTATAATGACGACAGTTGCCCAGTTTCTTAAAGTTACCGAGTTGATGGAGAGTCATCGTGTTACAAGTATTCATTATGGTAAATTATCACGTAAAATTAGACTTGAGTTGACACTTCCAGTTTCTGAAAGAACTCAACATGGAGACAATATGGTTGAAATATGTAGATCTGAATATGATAGACTCATTGAACAGTCTCCTCCAGTTCCAAAGAATATTATAATAAACTTTAATAAAAAGTTTCCAGATAGTAACATTATTTTCAAACCAGAACTTACATTTATCAGACCAATTGATTTGTTTGATAATGAAAAAGAGGATGAACGTCTAAAAAAGATGATTCGAAAAGAAAAGGAAGTTGTTCGATATAGTCCATATAATGTAGTTCGCGAATTACAATCATTAAATAATAAAGCAATTGTATCGAGAAGATCCCCAATTCCATCCCATGCAGTAGAGTATATAGAAGATGAGTCAGAAACTAGCAGTGATACAGTTATTGTCACAGTAGAATAATATATTATATTATATAAATGAGTATGAAAGATATTTTGATTGCACTACTTGTACTTGTTTTATTATTTCTCATGTTTAAAAGTCGTGTATCGGGTTATCAGCAGAAGGGTCAGGTGTGTATAAACACAACTGACCCTAAAATAAAAATACCCGATAATTATAAATGTGATTCTAAATTAACATGTAAAAATAAAAAATGCGTTTAAAGAGTATGGTTTATTAATAATGACAATGGTAGTGTAAAGACATTTAGTTAGTATCAAACAGTTTAGTTAGATGTTTTAATTTAAAAATAATATAAATTAATAAAATAAGTAGAATCAAGTTAAACAGTACACCAGTAAGTATATAAGGATATGCCTTTTGTTTAATTGGTTTTATAATTCTATCATTTAGTGCGTCATTTTCAAATATCATATCTATTGCTTGATTAGTAAGTTGATCCATGGATGAGTTTGTTACAATAAG